CTGTCCACGGTGTAGCCGGTGGAATACTCGTTCTGTCCTCGCTGATTTACCCGGAAATCCGGATTGTCAAGCTCGTTCTTGCCGCTCAGCGTATTCCAGTATGCCTTCTCATCGGCTGTGACGTGGATATCAGCGTCAGCCGCGTGCGCTTCTATGGCGGCTCTGGCTACGCTGTCAGCACCCGAGCCGCCCAGTGCTGCCGTCTTAAAAGGGCATGCGGTGTAATCGCTCCCGACGAGCTGCACCGATCCAGTCGTCCCGAGCAGGTACACCGCTCCGCAGGCTCCGTATATCGCCGCTGCCTGTCCCGCCGGAATGCTGACTACTCCGTCAGCTCCCGCCGTGACCCCCGGCATAGTGGACGCGTACACAACGGTCGTGCCGTCGTTCCTGAGCCAGGCGTTTGTGCCGCCCGAGTAATTCACCCGGATTTCCGCGCCCGAAAGCGCTATTGTCTTTGATGTCATGATTTATCCCTCCAAAAGTACCTTTTTGCCATTGTAATAAAGCCCATCTGCCTTTGCCTCAAGCTTTCTGCCTGTATCATCGGTCGTGCTGTATATAGCCCATCCTTCGTTTGTTGCTTCAAATCTATACGTAATGTTTTTGCTGTTAACGAAAGAAAGTCCGGATGGTCTAAGATAAAACTTGCCCCCTTGGTAGACCCACAGTCGTGTAGTATTATCCACCTCAATCGTTATGCCTTTTTCATCGTGGTTATTGAGAATAATCATGTTGCTGCCGGAACTAAGCTCTACAAGCTGCTTGGGGTAGTCTGATGAAATAGTCAGATGCGACGCGTTAGTCCCGCTCAGCATAAAGCCATTACTAGCGCGCTGAAGAAACGCCCACCATTCGCCGTTCTGAAACATACACAACCCTTGTCCGTCCTGCACCGTGGCATACGAGGTTTGGGTCGGGGACACAAGCTTTTCAGCAGTTCCTCCTGACTGGCTGAGCTGCTTCCTCAGCTCGTCTATCTGCTTTTCTGTCTGGGATTTGGGCTGCGTACGCATAACGGGCGCTTCATCGGATTGTTCCGCGACATCGCTTTCCAGCGAAAGCGCCGCTATTGCGCTGGTTCCGTCTGCGGTATCGGAATATTCATCGACATTCGCACAATATATCGTTCCTCCATTGCGGTACTTCCACGTTACCTGTGTAGCCACGCTGATTATCTGCCCGATGTCGATAGTTCCTCCGGAAAATGCCAATACGTCTAACGGCTCTATTGCCGGGTCTGGAACGCCGCTTGCCTTGACATAGCGAGTAGGGTAGCTGCGATTGTTAAGATAGCTTTGATTTATCGCCGCCTGCTGTTCGGCGGAAAGCGACTGCACGACAGGGTTTTTCGGCAAGTTCAAAGCGCCTTCCTTGATATGCGGGGCGTCAGTTCCAGTCCAGGTTTTGACCCTGCTGTACAGCTTCACATTTTCGCCCTCATACGATTGCAGATATGCAAGGTAAGTGCGTGTGTCGCTATATTCTATAGTGGTGCGCTCTTTGCCGGTTATAAGGCGGTCATAATTATCGCCGCCCTCGTATTTGTACTGCTTTAACTGAACCAGCCCGCGATAATCGGCAAACGCACAGCAATTCACGGTCTGTGCTATCCACATCACGCCGTCCCAGCAGGACTGAATGCTTTCCGCTGAAAAATCGGGCGTGATATCCGCATTGGGGAGTGCGTTGAAGTCGCTTTCCGAAATTGCCACGCCGACATTACAGCGGTTGCAGAAATATGTGAGTGCCGCGTAAAAGCTGGTCGTTGGCGGCGACCCTTTGTCAACGGCAAGTCTGCTGAGAGTGTCGTGCGCGATAAGGCTCACCATGTTCTGCTTTCGGGCTGCTTCTCCGCCGTCAACATAGAACGGCGGCAGCGGGACGTCTTCCCATGTTCCGGATCCGTCGTCCGCAGCAGCGGTAACAATGCCGTATTTAAGACTGATAACCGCTCCGCCGAAATCATGATCGTATGCCTTGGGATCACGTATTTTTATCCGCATTTCCGCAGAGTTCACCGTGCCGATGTCGAACTTGGAGGAACTGCTCACTTTACGTGTGACGGTCAGGGACTTCTGCACGATTATACTGTCGTCAACAGGGATTATGGTTCCATCTTTCAGCCTTATGCCGCCGGTGATACGGTCTTCACGGACGGGGGCGCGTATTGCTTCTATGTACTTTTCAGAAACCGGATACATTTGCCCTCCTTAATACTCAATGAAGCTGCACTCGAAGTCAAAGATACATTCATCGTAAGTGCTCCGCTGCAAGACAAGCTTGGGCTGTGTTGTTGCCTGCGGATATCCGGTGAACGTTATCTGCTTTCTTGTGAGCAGGTCGTAGTATGTTACCTCAAGTGTTGTGTCGTCTATCATGTTCAGAAGCTTTGACAGGTCTTTTGCTTTCAGCCGCCATTTATATTTTGGCGCATGATGTTTGCGGCGTATAACCGTTCTGTGCAGGTGTGCGGTCTCGTCGCGCACACTGTCGTCGCTGTCGAAATCGCTGTCTACTACCGTCCATTCGCGCGGGGTAGGCGCTTCAACGCCGTTTATTTTAAGCCATGATAATTTCTCTATATCAGCCATGTTTCACCGCCTTGATTCCACTATGTCAACGGCGGCAAACAGAAAAAGCCGCCTGTCATTTCGACAAACGGCTCTGTGGCTCTCTATCCATTATAGCATGGATTCGCGACTTTGTAACTGTATTCTTTTATATAGCGGGGTCAAGGCTTAACTGTTCCCACCGGCTGGTCTCCACAAAATTTTTAGGGAGCGCCACGCCGAACTGATGGCAAACGTCCTCTGCCATTTCAGCGATTTTTGCCGGGTGGCTTTTCTGGTCTTTCATTACTGTGCGCAGCGTCCTGATAAGGCTTGCCACTTCTCCGGCAGATGTAGCCTTTGTGGAATAAAGCTGCGCCGGGCTGTGGTTTTCTATCTGCTCTTTCATCTGCTCGAACGCCGAAACATACGCCGCAGTGAACAGCACGCCTTTCTTTCCGGTGAGCTTGTTTGCTATCATGTCGCAGCCTTTCTTGGTGATGAGATAGCAGGGGAGTTTTCTCCCGGTGCTGTCCTCATACTCAGCGGAAACAAAGAAGTCACTGAGCGCAATTTTGCTCTCAGTAAGATATTCGCAGTAGGTGCGGATTGAGCGAAGCAATTCTTTGTGCGGTCTTTCGATTTTTTCCGCAACTTCTCTGCTGTCGGCATAGTATTTACCGTCATGGTTTGTGAGATTAAATGTGTTCATCGTGTTCTCCTTTTCAAGTCGTTATTTTGCGCTCCCGGGTTCGTACTCTAATCATATCACTTTCTTTGCAGCTTGTCAAAATCGGGCAATTTCAATTAATTGAGATAAAGTATCAATCGTTTGAAATTTTATGTCAGCTGATTGACTGGTTACAAAAGTAACCAAAGTGATTTTTGATGTTTTGCACAAAGAAAAGCACCCCGCGTTGTGCGAGGTGCTGATTTTGTTAAATCACTTTATCGTTCTGCCCTATTGTTATCAAAGGTATAGAAACGTGTCCCATCGCTCGGCATACTGCTTCAAGGTTCTGCTTGGTAGTGCTAGGGAACATGCAATTCTCACTCTCCAGTTCTTTCTTAAATTTAAGCCTTAAATCATTAAGGATTTCAAGCGCAGCGATGTATTCTGCGGCAGTAAAAGCCTTTCTGGGCTGAATTGCAGGTTCTTCCTGCTTCTGCTCCAGAAGTTTTTCCTGCTTCTGTTCCAGTATGGGGATATCCGCCGTCAGCCCGAAGTACTTCAGCATACACTCGCAGCCCTTACGCGTGATAATGTAAAGGTCTGCAATGCACCTCGGTACGCTCGGATTTTCAGCCTTGAAAGCGCGAAGTTCTGCGTTTTTAAGATGGCGGTAGTGGAAAATATCAAAGTTGGGGTGCTTGTGGAAATACGGATATATCGCTTCCTTTGACATTCCGGTGAAGTGCGCGAAATCTGCGGCGGTTATCACCGGGCTTCCGTGCCATGTCTTGGGGTAGTAGTGGTATTCGGCGGTTTCAAGGGTGAGCTGTTCGGCTTCGTACTGCTCCGGCTTGTTTCTGAAATAGCTGTTTACAAGTTCGCGCTGTACCTGCCATGCAAGGTCGTCTGTGAACGACTTTGCAAGCATAAGGTAGCCGCTTTCAGTGATAAGCACCAGACCGTTCGGAGCGGCTATTCCGTACTCGTTTCTGGCTTCGTACGAATTTCGTACGAAGTAATCAATGCCCTCTATAAAGCGCTTTTTGTTAACATTGAAACTCCTGCGAGCAGTTCCGCTTGTTCTCCCATGAACGGTATCTATTTCTTTAAGAGTAACCACACGCTTACCGTTGTATTCCTTGACCGGGAGCTGCTGATTGTTTATCTTGATTAACTCGCTCATGCTCTCACCCCGCTTGCCGTAGCAGCCATCTTGTCAAGTTCACTGACAAGCTGCTCGCTTAAATTCGCGATACCCAAAAGCACGTCTGTGTAAATTTTCTCCTGCTTTTCCGGGAAAAACTCCGCGCACGCAGCTACCCACGCTATCGTTCCGAGCCTTTCAGCCTTTGCTGATACATTCAGTATCATGTCCTCTGTGATTTTGTTTTCCATAACAAATTCCTTTCAAATACTTGACAGGAACGCTCTATCGTGGTACAATATATTAGATGGAGCATTCCGTCATGATGTAAAGCGTTGCGTTCTGTGGTAGGAGGGCAGCGCTTTATTCTTTTTCTGACCGCTTGCTTACAAGTTCAATCCCTTGTCTGACGATATCGCTTCTTGTGGTTTGCTGTTTTTTGGCACATACGTCTAATTTGTTAAGGGTTTCTTTGTCAAGCCTTATTTGTATGCGCGTGTCTTTGGGGTTGTCTTTTGGCGGTCTGCCTGTTCGCGGCGACATTGTATCACCTCACTTTCTGTACTGACAATATTATAGCATTGTACTGACAAAAAGTCAAGAGGTTTTTGAAAAATTTTTTTGTTCATCAAATACTTTAATAAGGTTTCTTGCTTTTTCAAGCTCCCATGCGAGCTTTTCGGGATTTGATTTCATAACATATTCCTTTCAAATACTTGACAGGAGCGCCATTCTGATGTATAATAGATTTCAGATTGGGCATTCCTGTCCTTTCAAACCGATAAGCTGTTGTGTCGTTGGTAGCGGAGCAACAGCTTATTTTTTTTCTCCGGCAGATATCAGCAGATGAACTCCCTGACGTATCGCTTCGGTTCTGGTTATACCATGCTCTTTGCAATACTGGATTAGCTTTTCGTTTGTTTCTTTGTCAAAACGAACTTTAACATCTACATCAAGTTTCTCATTGCCTATCTTTGGTCTGCCTGTTCTCGGACTCATTTAATCACCTCACTTTTGTGTTCCGTAATTCAATTATATATTTATGTGTTCCAAAAGTCAATCCCTTTCTCAAAATTTGTATAAATATACAAAAACCGCCCTGCGTTTTTGTGCAGGGCGGGAAACTAACGGCGTTTTTGGCGGATATAGCCTATTGAGCATGCGATTAAAGCTGCAATCAGCAGCGTTCCCAACGCTATTAGTAATGGCAATAGCTTCTCTTCATCACCATATGCTACCATATCGTAACATATTTTTGCGCCTGCTCCATCAATAATCAGGAATATACCTGACAATATAGCGCCCCATAAAAAGAATTTGGATTTGTTCATACAATTAACCCCTCCTTTTGTCAGATTATAACACATAGAAGGGGTTTTGTCAAGTATCAATTTACCAACCGTGTCCGTTAGAATATGTCATTTCCTTGCTGGACACTCTGTTGACAACATTCGCGACTTCCTCACCACCCATTTCAATAGTGGTATAAAGGTTGATTTCCTGCGGCGCGGCTTCCTCAGTCTGCTTTGCTGCTGCTTCGCTGTACGCGCTGGACACAGCTTCCCGGGCATACCCCACACTGACAGCGGGGCTCTGACTTTTCATTTCGCGCGATACATTTGTGGTAACTGTAGCTTCAATATCAGATTTCAGATTTTCTATATCGGACTTGATATCGCTAACACCGTTGCGCTGTTCGTAATCATCGCGAAGTGTCTGATTGACGTCTTTACCTCCGCCGAACGCCGTCCTCCACCAAGCACCTGCGTAAGTCAGCGTTGCACCAGCCTGGTTAGCGGCGTTCGTAATTACATCGCCAAAGTTTTTGGCACCGTCATATATACTCTTATTGGCTCTGTTGTATAAATCCTGCAATGCCTGCGTCCCTGCGTCTGAACTTGAATTTTTCACTCTCTGCTCAAGCATGTTTACAACATCAAGGGTTTGGTTGCTTAATTCGTTGACCCTCCGCTCGTATTCGGTTTCAATGCCTTTTAGCAAGCCCTCATTAATAGAACTGTTTGTATCAACATCCAATGCCTCCAACTGAGCTTGCCGTATTTTCTGTGACGATAACGCAGAGTTTTTGGTGCTGGACATCTTTTCTACAGCGGAATTATAGCTGTCCTGTATCTGTGCGATAGCACTACGAGCCGTCTTTTCGTCCATAAGGGCGATTTTATCAGCCGTGAGTGAGGAAAGCTTATAGTCTATATCCTGACTGTCGGCGCCGAGAGAAGCAATAGCAACTTTGTTGTACTTTTCCTGCGCGAAATTATAGTTATCAAGAGCCTGATTGTATTCTGCCGTGCCTTTCTTTGCAGTTGCAAGTATCTGGGAAGATTCAGACATCTGCTTTTCAAGAGCGGTCAGCGCTTCGTTTCCCTGATTATTCTCGGCGTAAAGCGCGTTGAGTATTTTGTCTTTTGCAAGCCCGGCTTTTTCAGCGACAGTGTCCCACGAATCGCCTATGCCTAAAATCACATTATTAAGTTCAGTTGTCAGGTTCGAGGAAATAGCGTTGCTCATGCTTTCGCTTGCTTCCTTGATTTTCCCGGCAGCTTCCTCTGACATATTGCCGCTGGCTTCGAACGATTTTGCGAGGTCGTCAAGAGTACCAAGAGAATCCTCAATGGTTTTCTTGTTTGCTTCTATCGCTTGCTGGTTTTGGGCAACCTTATCGTCGGTTTTGGTTATCTCATCTGCCCATGCGCTGTATTTATCAGCGATATCCTGAATAGATGTGCCAACATTGCTGTAGAACACAGATTTATATGTTTCGTCGGTGAGCTCCCGCACCGCAGTAGTACAGCCAATCATAGCCCCGGTCAATGAGCCGACCAGTGTAATCACAGCGCCGACAGGGTTTCCGAGTGCGATGAACGCCGCTATCGCGCCCCCGGCTATGCCTATGCCAGCCGCTAGCTGCAACCAGTTATTTGTTAAGTCACCAGTCCCTTTTACAAGTCTCTTAAGTGAATTATACAGCAGTACGCCAGATGTAGCGCCGGCAGCCAGACCGCCCAGCGCTCCAAACAATTTGCTTGCACCTTTTTCTCCTATCTGAGAAGTAAGCGTTTTCAGAACAGCCCCGACTCTGCGCAAGTTGGTAATAAAAGTGACTACCTTTGTACCCACAAACGCTGTAGCAATGGCTGTTCCCACCGCCTCAATCCAAGGCAGAGCCTCCTTGAACCACTTACTGATGTTCTCCGCAATTTCCTTTGTCTTGCTCTCAACGCCGTTGAGGAAGTCATAAGTGGGAAGTTCGATATCAAGGTCAGTGGAATAGCCTGTTCCCGACCCGCTCTTGTTGGTGTGCGAGCCGATAATGTTCAGCTGATCAACGCCGGCAAGCGAACCCTTGAATTTCTCTGTAGCCGCCGTTGCGCTGTCAGCCGCGCCCGCGATATCGTCATAGCCGTTGGAAACGCCGCTGAGGTCGATTTTTGGCAGCTCAAAGCCGAGGAAATTTGCGATACCGTTTGCCGCTTCGGTCAGCACCTGCACAAACGCCGTGAAATATGGCAGGAGCGCCGACAGCACAGGCATGAGCATATTTCCAAGCGCGCGTGTAAACTGCTGAATACGCGCTTCAAGCACGCGCACGCCGTTGGAAGCAGTGTCGATAGTACGGCTCATGTCTCCGGTAACGCCGATGTTCTGAGCCTGCTCTATCATCGCCACATAGCGCAGCTGCGCTTTCTGCGCCTGGGTCATGCTTTCGTAGGACTGGGTTATGCCCTTGCTGTATGCAAGCTGTTTCAGCGTTGCTTCATCAAGCGCAAATCCGAGGCGCCGCAGGGGCTCCAGTTCCCCGGCAAAGCCTGACTGCACCTTATTATAAGCTTCCTCCGTGCTGATGTTGTAGAACGAAGAAATATCATACGCAAGTTGGGTCAGGTTCTTCGACATGAGATCTGCCTTGTCAGAGACTACGCCAAAGCCCTTGCCGACAGACTGGAAGAATCCCTGATATCTTATCCAGTCCGAGGTATCAACGCCGAGCGCCGCGTTGACTGCTTCCGCAAATTCAAACGCGCTGGACGCAGATTTCCCCATTGTGACGTTGAACAGGTTGAGGTTTTCAACATACTGCGCGGAAACGTTGAAACATTCGCCGAGGACTTTCTTAAGCTTCATAAGCGAAGCCCACGAAATCAGCGACCTTGTGGACAGCGAGCCGAGAGTGCGCCCCAGCCCGCCGAAGCCGCCGCTGTTGTTGGACTGACGGCTTGCCGCCTGCATTACCTGTGCGAGTGCAGTGAGCCCCTGTGCCGCCTGTTCAGCCCTCTGCATGAGGGGTTCAAGCGTTGTTGTAAGCTGCCGAATGCTGTTCGAGAACTGCGTAAAATCAATCTGGTTGATACGCTGTGCCACCGTAGGCAGCCGGTTCAGCGCATTTGCAAGCTGACGTATCGCTGTTGCGTTTTCTGTCCGGAATGCCGCCATCGCCGAGTTCAGCATTTCAATGCGCGATGTGTCTATCGCGGACATTGAATTTATAGCCTGAACCACCGCCGGAAGCCGTGACAGGCTGTTAATGAGCGGCGTAAGCCGGATATCCTGAATGCTGCGCAGACTGTTCAGCGCATTCGTGAGCGAAGAAAGCTGCGCAGATACGTCCGGGAACGCCGCTATCGCCTGGACTGCTCCGGAAGCCTGCGAAAGTTTGTTTATTGCGTTGACGTAGCTGTTCACTTTCGGAGCTCCGGTCAGCGTGTCAAGGGATTTCAGCGCATTTGCAGCCTGTGTTATCTTGTCCAGCCCAGACAGACTGGAGATAGCACGCCCAGCTTCTGCAAGCTTCTCCAGCTGCTTTGTGAGCTTGTTCAAACCATTTCCGGTAGTGAGTGCCTGCACCGGAGAAAGCAACCGTTCAAGTGTTTGCTGGAGCTTTTCAAGGCTCTGCGCCGCGTCCGCTCCATCGGCTTCTATCTCTATCTGGAGTTCGTCAATCGTTGCTTCTGCCATTATTTCTGCTCCTTTCTCTTGCCGCCAAGAGCTGCGACAAAGTTGTCAAGAGCAATTTCGGCCGCCAGCTCGGCGCGTTCCTGCTCTTCAAGTTTTTCCTTTTCCGTCATTTCACGCGGGAATATCTCCATAGGCTTGCCCGGATATTCCGCCCGAGGACTTCCTTGCTTGGCGAAAGCGTTTGAGAGAACCACCTCGAATGCATTCTTGCAGTACAATCCATTCAGCCACGCGCTGAAATTCTGTTCTTCCAGTTCGCGTTTGCGCCGCTTGTTGTAAGCTTGAATAAAAAAGCTGGGAAGGCAGTTTTCGCCCTCCCAGTAATCCGTGTAGCTCATGCCGAGCGACATGCACAATATGCACTTTTCGTCAAGCTGCTTGACTATTTCTTCGGGAGATATCAGTCCTCGTCCTCGTTCTCCCAGATTGCGTTTCCCTCGTCACCGTCAGTGGCCTCAGGGTCGCCCACAAGGTCCTTTATAGCGTCAACGTAGCTGTTGATGAGCTTTTCGCGGAAAAGCTGCTTCTTGCTCTGACCGAGGGCGTCGTATATCTCCATTGCCTTCTTCTCAGAGATGGCGGGCTGGTGCTTCTTGAAAGCGCAGTGAATAAACGGAGCCAGCGCCACAAACGGATTATCGAATACATCTGTGGGCTTATTTCCGGTCATTGCATACGCCTTTGCGGTCGCGCGGTCGAACTCTGCCTTATAAGTCTTTCCGCTGTAGCTGATAGTGAGTGCCTTTGCCATTTTGTTTTCCTCCTGTAATGTGTAGTATTACTCGTCTGTCGGTTCTGTGAACGTGATAATTTCGTCAATCCACTTGGGCTCGCCAGTCGGGGCTATGTAGCAGTCGATTTCGACAACGGAGTTGACCTCAAGCGCAGGAATGCCAAGGGCGCTCGGCTTACCTTTGTATGCAGCAGTGTCTCCGTTTTTCAGCTTGATGAAGAACCATGTAGCCTTGTCGTCCTTTTCGGCTGCTTCTGACGCCGCAACCATCTTCGCCCACTCCTTCTTGAGCAGTGTTGTGAAGTTAGCCTTGTAAGTGGAAGCGCTCGAAAGGTCTTTCAGACCGGGGGTGAATGTTTTGGCTTCGGTACACGAAAGATCACTTGTATCGAGCATTTCCGGCTGCGGGTTAAGGTCGGGACCGGACTTGATATCCGTAATAAGCAGCGCGGTCTTAGGCATGGTGCCTGCGACCGTTTCAACCGCATATCCGAATTTCGCACCAGCCGAGCTGATAGGAATTCCTCTTACCATGATTTAACCTCCTATGAAGTATAAACTATATTGTCCTTGCCGATAATGCCCGAAAACCGCATTGTATAGCGATATATCGTCATATCGGCAACGTTGGGGACAGGCTGTCCGAAAGTCCGGATAAAGCCTAATTCCTGCATTTTCTTGTCAACAAAAGCCGCTATCTCCCGCGCCTGCGCCTTTTTGCCGCTCTGCCTGTTGGAGTAAACCTCGCACTGGTACATAAGCTGCGCGTGGTTTTCCCTGCATTCAGCCGTCTGCGAGGGAGCGTAGCAGCTGTTGTCCTGTTCCCACAAGCACACCGCCGGGAATTTCGCCGGGGTGTCGCTTGACGTGCTCACAACCGAAATGCCCTTGTATTCCTCGCGCAGGGCGGTCGCCACATAGTCAAACACCGTGCTTTCAATGTCAATCATGTGAACACTCCCTTTGCTGTCGGAATCACCAGCGCTCTCAGCTGCTGCGCCGTGTTGTACATGAACGGTCTGGACGGCATGCCCTTTGTCCATGCGACATAGGTGCCGTCTTTCAGCCGTTTTCTCGTGGGATTTGTGTCCCCGTCGCCGGACGGATACCACCAGCCGAGCTCCCCGTGACCGTTTACGTCATAGGACCAGCCGAGTATCGCCGGGTCAGGGTGGGGGCTTCGTGAGCCCTTAATGCCTGTGCCGAACTCCACATAAGCGGCATAGCCGCATGTGCACTTCACAAATCCGGTATTACCGCCGTATTCGCTGTGAATACCGTTCTGCAAAGCGCCCGTCATGTGAATGCCGCCTGCTTCCACCAGCGCAATGTTCGCACCGATTTCCGCAAGCTGCCGCACAAGCTCCTGCGCGTTGCGTTCGAGATTTGCGCGGTATTCCGCAAGCTCCCTCACCGCTTCGCGCACGCCGGAAGCAGACAGCCTAACCGTTATCCGTTTCATCTATCTGCACCCGCTTTATTGCATACTGAACGGCGTTCAGACTTCTCGCGACCGCCTTGACGATATACTGCTCCGTGCCGATATACACAAGTGAATTTTCGTTTATCGGACATCTGGTGTCGTGGGTTATCATCGTGCGGTCGTAGTCCAGCAGATTGCCGAACTGCTGCTGGGAATAATCCCCCTTGTTGGAGGAAACCGAAATCATCAGCGCCGTTTTGTCGCCGTATTTCGGTGCAAATTCGCCAGTAGCACAGCCTTTGTCGTCAATAAGCTCCGCGTTCCCCAGATACAGCGCGTATTCAACTGAAATCTGGTTGCGCTTCAGATCTCTCATTACAGCACCCTGCCTTTCGGTGTGACTTCCGAAAGAAGCTCCTCCGACACCCACGCATTGGAATACGCGCGGCTCACGCCGTTCTCGCTGTGGGAAGTTTCTCCCTCAGCGCCTGCCTTTGCGTAGAGGTCAGCGGCTATGCGAAGCTGTAAATCGAGGTATCTGCCTTCAAGTTCGCCCGGGAAATCCTCGAACGGATATCGCCGTGCCATGATAGCGGCTTTCGCGGTGTCAAGATAACTTTCCGCTTCTGCGTCGCTTATCTCCGGCAGGCGGATTTTCAGCTTTGCTGTCTGCGTCATTGCCGCCCTCCGTTCTCTCAACTTCGTAGCCCATCGAGCCGAGAACAGCCGCTGTGTCTTTGCTGACATCAGCTATGCCGTTCTCAAACTCCGCAATGACCTTCCCGCAGGTCATCACGATACGGGCGTTGTCGCCCTGATGTACTATCATGTCGCACCGAATGTAAGCTTGCCGTGCAGCTTCTCGAAGCCGTGATCCAGACCAGCCTGTCCGAAAATCTGATACTTCCATGCCGCGCCTGTTTTATCGAGCGGTTCAAGGAAGAAGTTACCCTTTCCGGGAGTGGGCTGTTCCACCAGATGTACAGCAGCAGGATTGAAGCACAGCGCAGTGTCCTGCGGCATTGTCCTTGACAGTGCGATTCTGATTGTGCCGTAATCGGTTATCAGCCGCTGAATGTTGATTCCGGCTTCCGTCACGCCGGGCATAAAGTAGCCGCTGCCCTCGTAGGCTTCGGAAATTGCAGCCTTGATATCAGAGTTGATAAGCAACAGATAGCCGTCGATGTCGGTGTTCGCGTCGTACAGCTTCTTGAAGAAACTCTTAAGTATGGAGCGGACAGTGGAAGAAGACACCGCTGCGGTCTCCTTGACAGCGTTTGTGACGATTGCTTCCAGAATACCTCTGGTCTGGTTTGCGTCAGTGTTGCCGGTGGACTTGTGATACTTGCCGTTAATGCAGGTGTACTCGATGTCGTTGCGTATCTTCTGCATGGTAGCAGCGGTCTGGAACTGAAGTTCAGACGTGGGATTCTCAGCCTGACCCGCGTTATTCACGCCGGAAAGCTGACCCATGTTGCTCTCACGAGCGTAGGAAATCGCGATGGATTCCTGGAAAATCTGAGTTACGTTCGTTGCCTGAGAACGGGTAACGTTAGCCGCTTCGGGTGCAGTCAGCGAATCGCTCTCAGAAATCTTGGGCTGAGAGGGAGTGCCGAGCGCGTACTCCTGATTTACGGCAAATTCAACCGCATTGGTGGTCTTATGCTCGCCGATGAGGTTGAGGAAAGGTGTGGTGGTGATACTCTTGGTGTGAAGCGCACCTGAGTAAGACACCAGGTCAAAATTCATGCCAGTTGCCATGTTTACCTCCGTTAGTCTGTGGGAATGTTCCTGGCGCTGTGAACAGCGTCCGCAGCCTTGATGATGTCAAGGATAGAGCCGTTCTGTACCGCCTTGTTGTACTGTTCCTGCGCGCTGGCGGCATTGCCTATCGCGCCGGGGTTCGGTGCGGGGGTCTGCATTGCCGCCTGCTTTGCAGCTTCGGCAGCAGCCGCCGCGTTTGCGGAAAAAGAGCTTATGAGGCTGTCAGCGAATGCAAGCGACTTCCCCTCATCGTCGGACACAATGCTGTCCAGCAGCGGAGAATAACACTCTTCCTTGATACCTGCCTTGACGAACTTTTCCTGTACCTTGGTACGGTTCAGCAGACGCGTGTTTTCAGCCTTTATCTGTGCGGCTTCCTCCATGAGTTTCTGGTACTTTTCCTGTTCGGAAAGCTTGTCGGCCTGTTCCTTGTCGTACTTGTCCGCTTTGTCCTTGTAAGCACTGAACTTATCCTCAGCCGCCTTTGTCTTGGCGTTGATTTCCTCGTGGTGCTTCGCAAGGACAGCTGAAATCTGCTCGTCCGTGATGTCGGGCATTAAGTCTTTGAGTTCCTGTCTTGTCATCGCTTTTACCTCCTGATAACACCGCGTAACGCTGCGGCGGCGAAATGATCGTATATAGCAAAAGAGCCGCTCCACCCCGAAAGGTGAAACGGCTCAATGGCTCTGAAAATATTAAATTATAAGTACTGCACCGTGCAGCGGCAGTTGGCAATTTCTGATACGCCCGCGCCCAGCGAACCATCGCACGGGAACATCATCTGATACCCGCCGATAATAAACGGCTGGTCTATCGGTACGGTCTGCCCGGAAGCTTCCCGGTGAGTGCGCCGCACCTTGCTGTCCCCGAACGTTTTCCAGCGCTTGCGGGTGAATCCCCGGCTGTGTGCCGCGTCCATCTGCGCCAGGTTGCACATCGCGTTGACTTCCGTCCGCGCGGTGTTCAGCAGGCGGTCGTAAAGTGGGATATCGCAGCCGCCGACCGTTGTGTCAAGTATCTGCATGGATAATTCCGTGGCGTGATTTCTGACCCACGCCGAAGCATTCCCCACGCCCTCTGCGCCCAGCGTTTCGAGGTACTGCGGGTAATATCTGTTGAACAGTTCAATGTAACTCCGTGCGAACTCGGCAGCAGCCGCCGCATAAAGGGCGGCGCTGTCAAGCTGGAAAGGAGAATATGCCAATGAACGTTGAATGGTGTCGTAGTATCTGAGCAGTATTCGCTGTAATGCAGCCGCCATGACTACCCGAAGGCGCTTTTCCGCAGAGGTTATGTCCATCTCCCCGAAAAAGATTATGTTGAGCTGGTCAACAGCGGCGAGACTATTCGCTTGCGCCATCGTCCGCACCGCCCTTTGCAGTCAGCTTCCTGAATATCTCGTCAAACTCGTCAGGAGCGCCGGAATCAGCATTATTCATGACCGCCGCCTTATCCTGTTCGCTCTGGTTCTTCCACTTTTCGAGATACTCCACGCTCTCAACATAGACCTGCTGCGGATCGGAGTACAGTCCGCAGTTTTCGATAGCGATACGCGGGTGTATTCCGGCTTCAAGCTGATTCTGCAAGCCCTGTGTCTTGGTAAGCAGATTATCTGTCTTGTTGCGCGTGAATTTTATGTCGATATCGTCAACGGCGAGATTTGCGAAATCCGCAGGCACCGTTGACGATGTTGTGACCGTCCTGATGATTTTCAGCACGTTTTCAACGAACGCTTTTTCGCTTTCGTCAAACGACTGCTCAAACGACTTCGCCGATAATGAGAGCCTGTCCGGTGTTGCCGCCTGCCGAAGCCTTGCGGTCGGGAACGGCAGCTATCTGGAGCATTTTCTGATAGAGGTCGTCGGCGTAGGTCTGCGTCTGGGTCTGGTCGAGTACGTTCTGCAGCATCTGAATGCTTGCAGGCATATTCGGCGCGGATTTTGTGCAGATACCGCCCTTGGCGGCAAGCTCCGCGAACTGTTCCTCGTCAATCTCCACGTTATTGAACCACGTCAGCGACTGTATCTGCTGTTCGATACCGTCCGCGCGGTTGGAAGCGATGTTGTTCAGTTCGTCGATTATCCCGAGGACCGTTTCGAAGCAGCCCTGCCGCGTGGGATTCGCCCAGTATTCCGTGACAGGATTGAACACTATTTCGGATTCGCCGACAAGCACGTTATCTTCGAACTGCCAGCAGTGGCTGTCGGAATAAATCGTGTACTTCTTCTTCGGGATATCGGTGATATCGTCTATCATGTCGTCCGTGCTGTAGATAACTGACAGCAGCACGCGTTTGGTGAAGTCGTTCGCGCGTATTGTGAACGTGCAGCGCGGGTCGCACACATATGTATGCAGTTCCTTGCCCTCATACAGCGTGATACGCTGTGCCACTCCGCAGATGAAAAGCCACTGCGCAAGTTCTCTGTCCCGGCTGGACTTTCCCATCTTGTACATCAGCTTGTTCAGCGCCGCAAGGCTCTCATCGTCCGCTCTGTTGTTGGCGTCGTCGAGGGTGTCCTTGCCGCGGTAAACGTACTGCACCGGCTCGCCGAACGTGAAGCCGGTCTTGAAATTGGTTATCTCGGCGGCATGGTTGATAACGACCTTGTTATTAATTTCAGGTCTGACTTCCTTTGTGCGGTCGAGAATGTCCATGCGTCCGCGGTAGTAGTTATACAGCCGCTGGATATCGCAGACATTCGCGTTGTGCGTAGACATGGCGCGGTCAACTATCTGTTTCACGTTCTCAGCCGTGAAATTCCGCTCGGAAGTGTAGATACACCGCCTGCCGTAATTGTAGTTTTCCGTCATGTCTTTCCTTTCAGTTCGATGAGCCTTTCAACCTTGCACCGCTTGCAGTAAGCGGATATCATTCCGGAAGCGGAAACATCAGCGTCAAACAGCCGCTTTCCGCATACCGGGCAGCAGATTTTTATAAGCATTCCCGCCTCCTTTTCTCCATTATATCACATATTTTCCTGTTTGTAACTGTATTCTTTTGTGGTTGCAAGGGCGGGATTCGAACCCACGGATTCCAGCTAATGAGGCTGGCGAGATAGACCGCTTCTCCACCTTGCTGTATTGAAATTCCAGACCTTACGCAGCCGCACTGTTGCACGACTGCGCCAGGAGGAAGGGCAGGGCAGGCGGTGAACACACAAGCCGCCAGCCCTGATATATCAAATCCGCGTTTCCGCGAAAATGAACGTGAATTATCGTCTCGGCAATGAAACCATGATAGAATGCGCCAGTTCATCAGACAGCGCCCTGAAATGCCTGCACTTCGGGCAGCGCCTTTTCATGCAGCCGCCGTTGATACCGCACTTATGGAGCGCACAGTAGAATTTCGGCTTTTTCCCGGTGAGTTTTCCGTTCAGAAGCAGGAATTTCGTCATGCTACCACCGCCGTTCTATCACTTTGACTGAACACAAGCCATTGTCGCGATAGTCCATCGCCATCGCAAGGCTGTCCGGCGCGTCGTCGTGCTGTTTCTTTGCTTCAACGGAAATACGGCAGAGTTCGTTCATCGCCTTGTCGTACATCTCGCCCCGCGCCTTGTCAGAACGGAATACCAGCCGCGACTTTATATCCGAGCTCCAGCGCACTATCCTGTCCATCTTGCTGGATTTCGTGGAAGCTCTCTGGCTCTGTATCGACATCTTGTAATTTCGCTCGCGCAGGGACTTGTCGATTTCCTCCGCGTATTCAGTGCCGCCGACGTTCGCTTCAAAGCGTGCCCTCGCAACATTATTGCGGGCATAAGCCGCGCAGACAAGCGGTTGCGTGACCGACTTATCCCCGGTGGAAAACACCCAGTCATGCACATACCCGGTATCGCCGAACCAGTAGATTATCGGCGCGGAAAGGCTGTCCCCACCGCCCCATGCAACGTCCACCACAGACATGATATCGCATTCGCCGTCCGGGAGCACGCCGTTGTAGTAGTTCAGCTCGTCACGCTCGAAAAGCAGACCCTCGCGGACATACGGGTCGCCCATGTACTTGCAGGACCATGTGCAGGGGTCGATACTCGCTTTCATGTCCTGATAGTAAGCGGTTGAAAACCCCAGCCCATACGGATAATCGAAGTTGCTTTCACCGTTATCGTTCAGCGCTGGAATGACCGTGAATCTTGCTTTCGGGTCATCGCCGTACTGCTGCTGCAAACGTCCGATAACATCTCCGACCGCCCATCGCGTACCGATGTGGAGTTCCCGCGCGCCGTCTTTCTTACGGTCTTTCAGCTGATTCAGATAAGCGTCGTACTTGTTCTGCAAACGCTGCGGATTGAGCGCTTCCTCCAAGTCCTCGATGATATCGTCCACATAAAGCAGATTTCCGACTTCCACCGCACCTGTCAGCGTACCAGTTACGGAACGGCATGTCAGGGTAGGAAAGCGCCGCTTGTGGTTGACTGAAATACTCTCGTCCTCCGAGGACACCGCAACGACCTTTGCTTTCGGGAATACGTCATGCCAGAGATAGTCCGGGTCGCTAAGAATATCAAGGCATTCTTTGAAGAAGCCCTTTGTCAGCTTGTCGGAGTGCCCGGACATTACATTCGCCTTGTCCGGCTCGCGCCCCATCAGCCATGTGACATAAAAGATTCCGAGAGTACTGTTGTGAGTTGGAATAAGACGTTTGCCCACGCAGTATACACCGCCGTCAACGGAAATGCAATTGCCCTGTTTAGGCGCTATCTTCTCGAAACCGCTTATAGCAATTCTTCTCTGTGGAGAAAATTCTCGGAGCTGTTTCCTTTCAAGCTGGCATGGAATAAAGCACGTCGGGTTGAAAGAAATCACCCAATAGGTGTGTCTTCCTTGAATGCCGCTGCTTGACAATCTCGGCTGCTCTTTCTTAACCGAGCACCTCCAGCCAAATGTTGATATCAATGATATAAAGCTATCTCTCAATGCAGGCTCAGCTGTTGTAAAATGAAACCTGTGTTCTTTTGTCACCAAGCAACCGTCTGTATCAAGCAATCCGGCAAGTAACCATAGCCGCTGGTCGAAACTTGCGGTCAGATATTCTTCCGGAATATGCTTTTCCACTCTCCGTCTGCTATGGCACATACCTAGAGATTGCAATGGAGCACGCAGCGATTTGAAACCGTAGTATTCAACGCCTGTGTCCTTGTGTGTGGCATGCCATGATATCGGATATCCGTCTGCGATTACTCTTTCAATAATAGCACTGTCTGATTTATCACCGCAGATATCAGGGTTGCTGTTTCTTCCATCGCCCAGCCAAGCGCCTAATGTGTATGGCTCGACCGGAAGTTTCTTGTATTCGCCGATTTCCGGGTATTTTGGCGGAAGCAGATAAAAATACCTGTGGCTTCTCGTGTTCGGAACACCGCCCTCAAAATCACGAAACATTGCCTTCGTTTCCATCACGCAATATCTCTGCTTATGTCGGCTGAAAACCACCCACTCGTGATTTTCGTGAACATCAACATAAGTGCCGTCAGTGAACTTGACGCGGGTATCAGCATAATCCTTGGGGAACACATAATTCACTCTGACAAACTCGCCGTTTGGAGATATGACATAATCGCCTATCTTCAAATCGCCGTGCTTTTTCCAGCCGACCTTGGTGAGAACTGGCGTATCGTCAGACACGAGTTTCCCTACTCTTGGTGGAAGAGATATCGTCAGCAGTTCGATTCTGCCGTCCGCTAAATCCTGCAAATCATCGACAACAGGTTTCAGCACATTCATTCTCGGCACATAGAACTTCTTCTGCGGCTCCCTGTCCCACTCCACATAGAGAAGATAGTAATGGAACAGGCGCGGTGCCAGCATGAGCGCCGCCTTTTTCGCAAGTTCATAGAACTTGATAGCGGTCTGCTGGTCTGTCAGCGCAAGCTTTACTTTCTGCTGCGCCGCGATGTCGTATATGCGTTCGTAATGCGGACGTGCCTTTTCAAAGTCCGTTTCCAGCCGGACGGTATCGAAATACAGCGACAGATTATCGTATGTGCTGATATCACGTTTTGACGCACGCCTGATAAGCTCCGATGTTTCCACATTTCCTCCTGAAAACAAAAAAAGAGCCACCCCGACCGTAAAGGTCAGAAGTGGCTCAAAGGCTCTGAAAATATTCTGTTTTCTTGATTATAGCACGGATTTTCCGGACTGTCAAGGGTTTTCGCGAAAGAATACAGTTACGCGGTCTGCTTCCATTCTGCGTAGCGGTTCTGGAATGTACTCAGCGCTACTCCGGCTTCCTTTGCGGCGGCTTTATAGGTGAGCTTCCCGGCGGCAAGCCTGCGGAATATATCATCGTCAACTTCCTTGCGCGGCCTGCCTACTCTCCAGTTCGGGTCAGCGGCGGCAGCGGCTTCCTTGCCAGCCTGGGTGCGCTCCAGAATGGTGGCGCGCTCGAACTCCGCGAAAGCAAGCAAATTCGTGACTATAAGCCGTCCCATCGGCGTATCTTCCACAAGTCCCATGTTCATGATGTGGACTTTCACGCCCCTGTCAAGCAGGGTAGTGATGTAGTTCAGCCCATGCTGAACAGATCTCGCGAACCTGTCCAGCTTGCAGACTACCAGCGTATCGCCGCGCTGGAGCTTCCCGACAAGTTCGTCGAACAGCGGACGCTCCTTTGCACCGGAATAGGCTTCCTGCACTATCCGCGCGCCCGGATAGCTGTTAAGTATCTGGCGTTTCTGCTCCTCAAGGGACGTGCCGTAGCGCTGCTGTCCCTTGCTGGATACACGGCAATAGCCGTAGATCACGTTGGGTCACCTCTTTCCTTTCGCCGCCTGAATCAGTATCAGGAACGGCATGAGCAGGATGTAGAGTAATTTCATGGTTGATTCACCTCACTTGTATATCTGTCCCCGGTTTCCTGCGTCCATGATAACGACAGTGAGAACATCGTGCTCAACTCGATATATAAGGCGATAATCGCCAACGCGGAGCCGAAAATGTCCTGTTTCACCTTTCATCTGTTTTATATCGCCTTTTTCCGGGAGCATGGATATCGCCTTTAATATCCGTTTTTGCTGGTCTGCCGGTTGTTTCCTGATGAACTTTGCAGCCGGCTTCTCAATGATGATTTTATAATTCGTCAAGGTTTATTCCGAGCTCCTTTGCAAATTCATCAAGTGTTACACTGTCGTGCTTATGCGGGTCAGCGTCATTCCGGTAATCATCAAGCATTTTCTGACAGAATGCGTCATCCTCCGCTTCTTCGTTAAGCATTTTCTTCACGCTTGCCAGCAGAGCGCACACCTGCACTAGCTGTTCCTCGCTGAAACCGTCTATCATATTGTAGATCATTTCCTTGGTGCTCATGGTTCGTTCACCTCCTGTTACCTCCAGATAGTCTAATGGGGCTACATTGCTGCAGCCCCGAGTTTTTAATCTATGCGAAAGGCAGGCTAAAAAGCCATCTTCCGCAGAAAGCCGGAAATCCGTCTTTCACTGTTATTATACCCGATTACCGCCAATGTGTCAACCGTGATTGTGCATGAATTTTCTTACGGTTTTTTGAAACTTTGTTCACAACGATTGCGCTATTCCTCTGTTGACGCTTCGCTGTTCTCAGCCTTCTTCTGCTTCTTCCCACGCCCGTCGGGAAGCCCGGACGGTTCGAGAACTATCGAGCCTTCCTTGCGCTTGCCTGACGTTTTCGGCTGGACTACTACTTCGTAATCGAGATGGTCAAGAATCTGAACCAGCAAATCGCAAGAGATGTTGCTGTTCAGACGGCTACGAATACCAGCAGATGAAGCGTAACCCATCATTGTTGCAAGTTTTGTCTGTGTTACCCTTTTCTCCGCCATAGCGTCCTTAATTGCATCTGTTGCCGTCATATTGTTCTCCTTTCGCACGGTTAATTTGACTATATTTATTCTAGCACGTTTCCGCACGTTTGTCAAGCCCCCGCAGCCTTTTTTTTTAAAATATTTTATTCGAGGGGTTAAGAGATACCTCCCGGGGGCGCCCTGGCAGCCCCCCGGGGTACCCCTCCGGCGGTGGCAGTTCTCCGGATCCGGAGGGCGGCGGCAGGTGGGCAGGGCGCGCGCCACTCCTGCGGAGGGCGGCGAGGACTAGCGCGGTGGGTCCCTGATTCCCTTTTATATAGTACTCCTGCACCGAGGGCGGCGCTCCTGCTGATTTCGTTGTGATTTTGCACAAAACAGCATACCGAGAAATCTTGAATTTATGGCATATATAACGAAAGTGCGAAAACGTGCTAAAAGAGTGCGTAAACGTATTGACAAGAGTGCGGAAACGTGCTATAATACAATCACAAACGAAAACCAAGCCGCCGAGGGGCTGAAGCCTCGGAGAAATGGAGTATATACCATGAATGCTAAAGAAATAATCAACGCAGCTTCTACAGTAATCGAGGACAAGCCCGCCCGCAGTGCATGGGCGCGCGGTGTAAAGGCGTACGCGCTGGAACTCCTGGACAACCTCGCAGAACTCACCGCCGACCGGCTCGCAGACCCTGCAGCTGTACGCGCTGCACTCCTCAACGGCGCGGAGGACTGGCAGGAGTACAGCCGCGGCGGTTGCTCCCTCATCTACGACCCCGACATTGCCGCGCGGGTCTGCACTCCCTCCGAGCTTAAGCGCACGCGCAACGGCGAGCGCTACCCCAATAGCCGCGAGATCTGGCTTGATGTCCAGGCGCGTGCACTCTCGCAGGCGGCGCGGCTCGTCTGCGAGGCAGTGAAGGAGGTGATAGCATGACCGCAATCGAACTCAACACCGGAGCAATCAAGCTCCATCGCGACCGCTACGACGCCACCACTGAAAGCACGCTTGTAAATATCCTCTGGGCGTGCGAGGAGCGCGACACTTACTTAATCGGCGAGCCGTGGGACCTCGACCCATACGGCGGCATTGAAGCATACACGCTGCACAACTGCCGCCTTGATATCTGCTACACCCTCGACACGCGCGACATTGAGCGCATAACGCGCGGCGGCGTTGTCACCCTCCACCCCCACGCCCCCGAAAACTGGGAGCGCGAGGAGATAGAGCGCGAGGAGGTGGAAGGCGCGTGATCCTGTTATATATTCTGCTCATGCCGTTCTTGATACTCATTGACGCGGCGAAAAACTCCAAGTAAACACCCGCCCCGATAGGCTCGAAGCCTGCCGGGGCTTTTCTCTGTCTCCGGCTCGGTGGAGTGCCTCCAGCTCCAGCCGTGGGAGGCTGCGCCCTCTGGAGATACTCCGACCGCCTGCAGGACCTGCGAGCCTCCAGCCCCACGAGCGCCGCCCACCTGCGCAGAGTACCCACCGCCCTGCAGAGTGTGCCCGCGTTTTTCGGGGCGATTTTCTGCACCGCCGCGAAATAGCCCCGAAATCGCGCGTATACGGCGCGTTTATATCGAGGGTATATCAGTATACCCATAAAGCACAAACGTGCGTTTAAAGGGCAATTCCGGCGCAAATAGAGGCATTCCCCGCGCCGCCTTGATACCGCCGCCGCGTTCGCGCTCGCAGGTCCTCGGCGCTGCCTGCTGCCCTCCATGCCAGCGCCGCCCACGGCTGCCCGGCACTCCTGCTGCCAGATCTGCCACCCAGACAAGTGGCACGCCCTCTCCGGAACTGTACGCAAATTCCCGCGCGGCTCCCTGCACATGCCCGGAATAGTCGCAGGGCAGTCGCGGAATAGTCGGCAATAGTCGCGTGTCGCCTGAGAAGCCTATAAATTATAATAATGTAGATAGAAAAGAAAAGAGAAGATATAGTATATCTCTATATTCTCTCTGTGTGTGATAGTCGCAGGCACATTTGCGTTTTGAGGGGTCTGTGCGACTCTGTACGCAACGAATAGTCGCAAGGCATAAAACTATACCCCTGGAACACAAACGTGCGTCCCAGGGGCAATTCCCGCGCAAATACGCGCTATTCTGTTTTCGCGTCCTCTGTGGTATCTTCCACAACAACCTCTTCGGATAGTCGGCGCTCTATTTCCTGCCTGTCCACGTCCGCGCCGAAGATGTTCTTTGCCTGCACCACAACGTCCTGCTGATCTTTCATGCCGTAATAGTTCTTCGCACGGAAGATATATGCCACTGGATTTATCATGCCTTTTAACACCAAATCCGCGTCAATAGCGGCTAAAACGTGCTTGGCTCTTTTTATCAAGCCGGCTCGCTTAGCGCCTTTAGTCCCATTTCCCCAGTCCAAAACGGTATCTCTATCGGCGCCTAAACACAGGCACATTTTCTCAACGGTAGGTAATCCGCCTTCCTGAGCGTAGCGCATGAAGAAGTCCGTAAGGCGTTCAAGGCATTCTTCATCAGTCTTGACGATGGGAAGCGCAAAGTCACGTGAACAGTCGGCAATAATTATGCGCATTTCATTGGGGTCAAGCTTTGATTTGTCAATCATGTTGGCAGGCTTGTGATTACCCGCGCCGGGACGTTTGCGTTTTACAGGCTTGTTGTCGTTCTCACTTGCCATTGATGATACCCTCCAGTCTGCCCAGCGCGATGGGGCGCAGGCGGTAAATGTTCTCTATGCAGTAATTCATTGCTTCCGCAACGTCGCTCCACTGCATATTCTCGATGTAATGAAGCTGCAGCAGTGTGCGGAGTGTGTCCGGAAGTGTGTCCGCGATAGTCGGGTCCGCTTTGTACGCCGCGACTACCGCAGAATAGTCGTACTTGGGTTTGCTCATGTATTACCTCCGTTCTGGGGTGGAATTAACCCCGTCATAATGCCGAACATCTTCTTGCAGTTCTCGCATTCGCCCTTGACCGCGTTCGTGTACACCTGCTGCAGCGCTACCGTGCGCCTGAAATAGTCGTGGGCTATCGCTTCGCCGCGTTCCCATGCGTCATAGTCGCGGAGTGCCTGCGCCTTTTCGCGCTTCGCCTGGTCTGCGGTGATGATTTTCATGCTGAACGCCTTGTAGATGTTCCGCGCTGTTGTGTAGAGAGCCTGTGCGGATAGCCGCGCGTCCTCTGGGAGCGCCTGACGCGTCCGCGCAAGTTCGAATATGTCATTTCCTGTCATATGCACCTCCGTTTATGTGTCGCGTAACCACCTGTAACCGAACGCGTTCACATACCGGTTACGGCTTATGTGGCTTAATAATGCGGGTTCAGGCGGGGCGTAACCGGTGTAACCGGTGTAACCGTGGTTTTCTCTACACGCGTAAGAAAATATTTTAATTTCATATTCAAACAAACGTGAATGAAAAATATAAAACATATAAGCTGTATCTCCGTTTACCGGTTACACCGGTTACATTCTCACCTGTGCATTATCTTGAAATCAGAAGTCCGGATACTCGTCAACGGCGCTGTTATCAGCTTCATCGGCATTTTCGCTGATGAGTTTCAAATGAACGCAGCGGGTTGGGACGGTTCCGATACGCTTCAACACTGTAAAGCGGTCTTTGACAGTTCTGCGAATAAGCTGACGGTCAGCCAGCCAGGACAGCAGGGAAGCGGGGTTGAATCCGCCCTCGCTGCATATCTGTTCGAATTTCAGCTTGATTATGTACACGGTGTCATCGCAGAATTCGCCCCAGACTTCCATGTTTTTCTCGGTCAGTCCAAACTTGTTCTGGTTCTGCGTGATGTACTCGCAGACATACTCGTAAGCCCGCTTATTCACGCTCACATCGTCCTTGGATTTGAGATAGGGCGCAATGTCAGCGGCAGTCAGCGCGGGTCCGTCAAGATAATTCTCGGTTATCAGCCAGTCGGCAGTGAGTATCAGCGCGCCGGACTGCGCCTGCTTCTGCGCGATGTTGTACTGTCTGACAAGCTCGTCCGAAAACGCCTTGAATTTCTCCTCCAGGCGCTCCATAACACCCTCGGACATGATTTCGTTGACAAACATCTGCCCGAAGAAGCCGTAGACGGATTTCACGAAATTTGCGACGTCGCGTGGGCTGTCAAACTCCGGGCGGCTGTCGTCCCCGAAGAACTTGTCCTTGCACTCTATCTCGATAACGCGGTTGACTGAGCCGCCGCCGGAACGGCTGGAATTTATCGGGCGTTCTCCGGTGGATATCACGCAGTTACGCCACTCGGACGTATTGTCGATACCGCCCATTTTGTTGCCGCGCGTGCGCCCGCAGCCCTCCGTCAGCATGTAGATGGTGTTGTCCATTTCGCGGCGGCTGTCCACGATCTGGAGCTCGTCCACGATATACGGCAGCGAGTTGTAGAACGCCGCAGTTTTCTCCATGCCAACGTATGTTGAGTTGAATGTGGAGATATACGCGCCAAGCTCCGGGTTTCCCCAGCAGGAAGCCGCGCACATCGCAAGCACGGTCTTTGCGCTCTCCGTTTCGCCCCAGAGGTGCACCCAGAAGCAGTTGCAGCCCAGCGGTCTGACAAGCACCGAAGCCAGTGACGCAGCGAAAACCATGCGTGCTGCAACGCTGTTTCTGCGGATATTCTTGTTGATAAACTCAATCCACTTATCCCAATCACCTGGCTTGCCACGCCGTTTCACGCTCTCATAGCGCTTCTTGTACTCAACTTCACCATCAAAGGTCAAGCCGTCTGTGTAGGGCGCGAATTCGGTTTCTTCACCGCGCTTTATCCAGCCAAGCCGCGTTACGCACTCGACTTCCGGGAGAAGGTCGCCGGAAAGCTGCTCAACATCGTAGAGGTAGTTGACAAGGTTCCGCGCCGTTTCGGAAGTCACGACGATACCGGGCTTGGAAAGTTCGGTTATCTTGTTCGCGACCGAGATAGTCGTGCGGTCAACGATAAGTTCGCGCCAGTATTTGCCCTTGAAATACGCAAGCTTTATCTTCTCCTCGCCGGTGTCGATGTTGGTGTAGCGTGCGACAGGCATTATCGGGTGAGGACACGCCCAGACAAGCCCGCCTTTTTCGCCCTGCGTGCGCACTCCGGAAGCGTCGCACACCCACTTACCGCAGGGAAGCGTCACAGGCTGCAACGGGAAGTTGGTGTAGTTCCCGAGGTCGTCTGCAACGTCCTTGCGGCTCTCTGCGAACGCCTTGTACAGCGTGGGAAAATTCGTTACCCTGCACTTCTTTGCCTGGTCGGTCATTTCTGCGAGCAGGCGCTTCTGCTTGAATTTATCGTCCTTGAACATGTAGAGAAATTCGTAGGGCTTCTCGCTGTCCAGGAAGTCATCGCGGGTGTATTCGCTGATATCCGGGTAAATCTCGCTCATTGTTTCGGCAGTTCCGCTGCTGACACCATCGCCGAGCAGCTGGCTTGCCTTTTCGATATCCAAGATATCACTCCTTTCTCGCTGCCGTCATTTCCTTGTACGAACGCCAGTAGTAATAGAACACCTCCAGCATTCGGGCGGCGGTCTGGCGCTTGTCCTCAATGAACTGCACATCGAAGTGATAGCGGCTTCCGGTCTGCCATGCTTTTAGCGTGGAGTACACCATCGCGCCGATATCGGTTTTCACGCGCTGCGGGCTTGCTTTCATCTGCCATTCTGGGACGTGGTAGGCTCTGAGCGCTTCCCAGCTTCCCACGCCCTCGATGAACAGAGTAAGCTGCTTCGCAAGCTGCGCAGCGCTGTACAGTTCCTTTTCTATGCGCCCCCGGTCGCTGGTCACGTTGTTGTATATCTCGTCCACGTTCGCCTTGCGCTCCACAACGCAGGACATCGAAAAGTCGCGTCCGTCTGCGGTGAACGAATAGTCGCCGTAGTCGAGTTTGCGTTCCTCGTGCTTCACGCCGAGCTTGTCCAGCGCTTCGATGATGTGGGCGTTCTTCTGTTCCCGCGTATCGTGGAGGATAGTCACGGTTTTCAGAAAAGTTTTTTTGTCAATCGGCATGCGTCCATTTCCTCCTCTTTTTCTTCTTTGGCTTTGGCTTTGCCGCCGCGCCCTTTGCTTCATAATTCGAATATGTCCTGCTGTCGAAACAAAGGTATTCGCCGCGGAATGTGTCGTAGCAGATACACTCCGCAGCGTGTATGCAGCGGTCGGCTTTGGGGCAGGGGTTAGGGTGTGGTTTCATCATCAGTCTTGGCTCCCTCGTTCCACACGCTAACTGCTTCTTCTACGGCGTTGCCCCACACTATTCTTCCGCAGCTGATGATGTCGAAGCAGCGTATCACCCATTCTCCGTCATTGTTCTGGTCAACTATCGGTGCAATTCCCAATCCGCACCGACAGCGTTTAAGAGTTACTTTCATTTGTATTAGCCCTCCTTCTGTTCGCGACGGATCCGGTGGCAGCTCCTGACTATCTCATTATAGCAGCTTTCGCAGAGGTCGATTCTTGCCCACCTGTATTTTACGCCTATTATATACCCGAGCGTATCTCTTACTTTGTGAGATTCCATGCGTTTAGCTTTGAACATAAATCCATCTTTGGCGTTCATCTCGCCGCAGATATCGCACGACCTGCATTTTACTTTAGCCATTATCAGCCCTCCTGTTCGTTTGCCGTGCAACGTTGTCCGCCTTTCCTTTTCTTCGTTTCACGCCCGCACATTTCCGTGTTTTTTCAGTTATCTGTCTGTTGTACACGTTTGAGCAGTATTCGAATTTTGCGTATCTTATACACTTGGCTCGTTTCATCATTTGGCATCCGCCCTCCTGTTCCACGCGTTCACCGCTTCTTCTATGGTGTTGCCCCGCACAATTTTGTGGCACATATGGCAGCGTATAAGCCACTTGCCGTTCTCTCCTTTTTCAACTTCGGGGCAGTAATGCCTGTCCCCACACGAACAACGTTTAAGATTTTCAACCTCATTCTCGTCCATCTTAGCACCGCAGTTGCCGCAGTAATCTGTTGTCTGGGCGTCTTCGCCCTGCTCACGGTCATAGGAGAACCCACAGTTAGAGCAGCACGGTTCTTGCGTATGGTAGCCTTTCCAGTACGCATGCACCACCGGCGCGACATCGGCGACAGGCGTATCTTTCGGAATAACGATGAAATCCTGTGTTAGTTCCTCGATGTGCTTTTCCGTCCATCGAGGTTCATTCAGTTTTTCATCGTCGTATTCAGCAACTGAATGGATATACCAGTCAGCCAGATAGCCCTCACCAACCGCTTCGTTCTTGTCTATGTATTCACTCACTTTCTCTCATCTCCAATCTCTATCTTGAGCCGCCTGCCGAGCCAGTCCAGCCCGGCGCGGGTAAGGTAGTAGTATACATATTTCTCGGACTGTCTGGAGGTTATCAGTCCCAGTACGCCTGTCAGCTTATCAAACAGCCTGTTTCCGTTTGCTCCATCGCAGAAGTAGTTCCGATACGGCTTGTAAAACGCTTTCCCGTGCCTGTGATATGGTTGGTGTCTATCAAGTCCTACCATGTGCTTGCACAGCTCTGTCAAATCCGCAAGCTCCTTTTCGAAGAACATCTCTTCAATTCCCATATCGGTAACCATATTGCCTAAGTACTCCGTGTATTCCTCATCGCGTTTCTTAATCCAGTTCCATGGGTGTTTGCAGCCAAGCATACCGTCAGCGTGTTCTATACCATATTTCCCCTCTGCCTCAAAGCACACATCGTCCTCGGCGATAGGGCATAACGGGCAATTGTCACATCTCATTTTATCACCTCCACATAACGCCATGACTGCGGCGGTCGTTTCAGCGGTCGTAAAGGATAGCTGCTGTTTGTGCAATCCATATCACGCTCATGCTGATTAACCATGTCACACTTCCAGAACTCGCAATTGGGACAATCTTCGTCACACGGTGCCAGAAATCTGCTCAACTCTTTTGGCTCATCATAGATAACGAGGTTTGATATATGCCAAACATACAGACTATCGTTATCGCCTGCATATCGTTCAAGTTCTTTTGCCGAAACACAGCTATGTTTTACAAGCCACCCTGCGTAACATTCATCTGGGAACGTTGCTATTTTATTGCACACAAACTCTCCAATAACCTTGCCGTTGCCGTCCTTGTCGAATGCATTGTGACTGTGTTCATCAGTGTAAGAATATCGCTTCCCAGTCCAGAAGTGATTGTTTCTGTCTTTTGTGCAGTAGATGTACGCCTTGAACGGCACTTTGATTTTCGGCTTAGTCTTGCGAATCTCAATCGTTTTCTTTCCTGTAGCTATCAACTCGCACCATTTCGGCTGAACGCTGAGGAGTACCGCCTTGTTGCTCATTTACTCACCTCTTTTTGTTTCCCTTGTGCTTCTGCTTCCTGTTCCGGCTTTTCTTTGCCGCAAACCGCTTGAAATTTTCTTCAGCGCGTGCGCGTTCCTCGCTGCGCTCAATCCGGCGCATTGTCTCAGCGGTTTCGGTGTATGCGCCTATGAATGCACTAATCATTTTTGCTCACCTCCAGCAGTTCCGGGTTGTCGTGAATGTTGCCGATTACTTCACTCATATCGCCGTCATCGTCAAAAACGCTATCGCTGTAACAGTCAATACCGTCTCTGTTATTAAAGTTGCGCCTTGTCACAAATCCCGCTGTTCCTTTTTCGTAGACCACCTGATACACCAGGTGGTCGTTGCAGAGATATTTCCATTTAATAATATCCCCCTCGAAAATCTTCCTGCCGTTCTTATCAGTCAGCCCGGTGAACTGACCGATGGTCGAGGAGTCTACTTCAAGACCACACACGCCATTGTTCAGACCATTCGAATTGTCTACGATGTGTGCCCTGTATTCCCCATGGAAAATATGCCTTAAATCTCCGAAAAGCCACTCGCCGTTATCTATCCGCTTCCCGCGGAAAATTATCTCACGCTTTTTCACCATCTCTCACCCTCCAGATCCTCGGCAGTGCTGTGGCAGTCGATGAGTTCTTTTGCAATGCGCTTAGAGCGTTGTGTTCTGCTTAGTAATTTCCCCATTCCATTCATCGCGTTACTCCTCTCAGAACGGATAATCATCATTGCTTGCCGCCGGATTTTCAGCCGGAGCACTCGGCACGGGCGGCTGTCCCTGCGCGGGTCTGGAAGCGCTGCCGCCGTCCTCGCGCTTCTCTCCGGTGAATGAAACATGGTCGGCGATGACTTCATACCAGGTCGCCTGATTACCGTTCTTGTCGGTGTAGGGGCGGGTAGTCATTTCACCCTCGACAAGTATCATGCGACCCTTGCCGAAGTACTTCTGGACAAACTCGCCGGTCTGTCTCCACGCCACGATGTTGAAGAAGTCGGGCTTCTTCTCCTCACCCTGCTTCTGGAATCTGCGGTCAACCGCAATGCGGAATGTGCAGACGTTCACTCCCTGCGGAGTGGTTTTGAGTTCGGGGTCAGCCACAAGGCGACCCATGAGAATCATTTTGTTGAACATTTTGTTCTCCTTTGTTGAAAAATAATCTTTGCTTTGCCATTCAATGGAACGCCTAGCGGTGTAATGCTATGCCCTTGCGGAACCATGAATTGCAGTGCCGTTGCTTCACAACGCGGAGCGTTTCGCAACTCAGCCTTGCCCTTGCGATATTTTGCTTTGCGATACCCTGGCTGTTCGATGCTACGCCTTGCCCTTGCATCGCTAATCCGCGCATAGCCATTGCCTTGCCATACAGTGCCATTCCTCGCCGCTGCAACGTCTCGCCATACAGTGCCTATGCTCCGCAAGTCATTGCGCCGCCACGCTCCGCCATTGCCATTCCTCGCCATACCGTAGCAGAACATCGCAATTCCGAGCCAAACATTGCCGCTGCAATGCTCGGATTCGCGTACATTGCCTTGGCGTTGCTTTGCAGCACTCAGCGCTGCCTTTGCTTCGCCACGTTTAGTGCTGCTGAACCTTGCCGTTGCACTACTGAACTGTGTCACGCCACACTATACCATTGCTTAGTCATGCTTCTCTACACATTGCCGCTGCCGCACTATTCTTTGCTCCGCTCCACTTTGCCTTTGCGATACATCTCGGTGCTTCACGACGCTGCGCCTTACCTCAGCTTTACTAAACACAGCCATTGCTTTTCAGAGCAGCTCACTACTTTGCCTCTGCGCCGCTCCGAGGTGCAGGACTATGCCGTGGCATTGCCACGCAAGCCGCGGCTCTGCCGTACCCTCGCTCAGAGCACCTGAAACGTAAATTCGAATCTGCCCTTGCCGGAGTTTCTCCACTGTCCTATGCCCTTGTATTTGCCGTACTCCAGCCACTCGCGGAGCATATCAACATCTTCATCGACCATGCAGAGAACGTCGAACTCGCAAGTTGTCCCCTGCGGGCATACCTCACTGTTCGCAAGTGCTATGCGTTCGCCCTGCATAGTGGAAGCGCGGAGCGGGCGCTGGCAGTCGGCTATCTTCATGCCGTGAAGATCCAGCGGTATCTCGCGCGGCTCAACGAAAATCGTGTTATCGACTTTCTTCTTGTAAGCCTTTACCTTGCTGGACTTCGTTCCGGGGATTCCCCTCATCGCGCCGCATATCTCCTTGAAGAATCCGCGAATCTGATAATCCCAGAGATAGGGAGTGCCGTCAGCCATCTTCGGGAATACGGTCATGGACTTCTCCTCAACGGCTTCAACGCCGAGTGAAGCAACTTCTTCCTCCATCTTTGCCGCGTCAGGTGCCTTGCTGGCGATGAACTCGCGGTGGAGTTCCGGGTTGCCGGAAGATGTTCCGAGCAGGTCGTCCGTGAATGTTAGCTTTACATGTACCTTTGTCATTGTGTGTTCCTCCTTTGTCAAATCTTTCCTATGTCAATCCTGCACCAGCCCCAGCCGTGTCTCGCTGATTTCTGGTAAACGTACAGCTTTCCGTCTGTGCAGAAAAGGTATGTGGTCTTCTCTGTGCCGACATACTCGATGAGTGCCGTGGTGTCGTCTATCACGCTGTCGAGCGTCCCGCCGGGAACAGCGGAGCATGTACGCTTATCGCCGTCAACGTCTACCTGGATAGCGCTGCTGATGATTATTCCCTCCGGGCGTTCGATGTGATTCATCTGCGGATATACCATGTTTTTCCTCCTGAATTATAGATTTCTGATAACTGCAAAACACTGCAATCAGAATGGCTCTGTGTTATCCGTGCGGTAGTCAACAGGCGCAGTCAGCACCTTTGTTGCGCGGCAGTAAGCGCATTTTCCGCACCGCTGCGGTGCGAATACGCCATGCTTTACAAGGCTGAATCTGGGGGACAGCTGCTCTACGACTTCAAGCTGTTCGTCAAGTGCTTCGTCCGGCACGCTGAAAATCTCGATGTCCGGGGACTTTTCCTTTGTGACCGCCGCAATGTAAAAGGGGAGTGTTTCCCCAGTGTTCTGCCTGACTATTTCGCGGTAGATAGCGCCCTGGGTGTGATATCCCCAGTATTCGATGAAGTGCTCCTTGCGGCGCGTTTCCGCATTCCATACCGGTTCGAAGTCGCGGACGCATTTCAGGTCAACTATCATCAGGTGTTCGCGGTAGCTGTCAACCTTGATTTTGTAAGGAACACCGCCGATTTCCCCGGTGAATATCCGCTGCTTCTCGCCGCTCATGTACTCGGTGAAAAGCGGGTCTGCTTCGGTGCGTTCGATAGCACTTTCGGCAGTCTGGTATTCCGCTTTCAGAGTGCCGTCCTTCTTGAAAAGTTCGGGGTGCTGTTCGCGGAACTGGTCAAGCGTTCCCTCGTAGAACGCGTCAACGTAAGAGCCGGTCAGCAGCGCCGTAGTGTCCTCGCGACGGCTTTCCCCGGTGAGTTCAGCCATTGCGGCGGCTTCGCAGTGCAGGAACGCCTTGAACTGCGAACAGCTCATGTATTCCGCGTTGGCTTCGGGAGTGTAGTAGGTGGTGTTGTCGAGTATCATTCGCGCTTCCACCCCACAAAATCAGATATTCCAACGCTGCAGTCCTTGCATATGTGTAAGTCGTTCATTGCCGCAAAAGGGTCCCCGGCGGGGATTTCTCTTAATGATTCCAACGAACGGTATGCTGACGCTATTACCGCACCTTTTCCGTTCATAATGAGAGAAGTATAGACTTCGCCACATAAGCGGCACTTGTAAATCGCCTTGAACGCGTCAGCCATTTCCCGCGCCCTCCTTTGCTTTCTTCGCGCACTCAACGCAAAGCTGCCTGCCGAACATATCGACCGCCCTCTGCGCTATCTGCTGCGCGTCGAACGCTCCGGAACCCTTGATAGCCGCTCCGCAGTCGGCACACTGGAGGACTGCCGAGTTATGCGGCGGTGTTTCCGCGTCAGGATCTTTCATTTCCTCCGTGGGAATGCACAGCACCTGGAAGCACGCGTACTTGAATGCCACCGACATAGCCTTATTGCTGGACTTGTCCGCGCTGTCCATGCCCTCACCCTGAACGACCGCTGAAACGCTCGAACCGTCTTCCGCATAGAATGTGTACTTCACCCGGAGTATGGTGTAATTTAGCGTGCCGCCCTTTGCCGTTACGCGTTCCTGACGCTGGCTGTCCAGCACTTCCGGAACCGCGAACACCTTGTGCTTTATCATCAGCGGCTGGAGTACGTTCATCACAATGTCAACGCCGCGATACATGAACCCCTGCTGCTGGTTCTTCTGGCTCTTGCTTATCGCCGGGCACTCCGACATTATCGCCGACAGAGCCGAATATATCTTGCTTGTTTCTGCCATTTAGTCCTCCTCGTTATCCAGCGGCTTATACCGCAGAAAATCTTCGCCATAAACTTTGTTTATTTCGTCAAACACATGCCCGAGCCCCAGCCCATCTTTATTAGGCTTCCAGAGCCCGTCTGACGGGTCGTAAGCGCCCCCCCCCCGATACAGAATGCATACTGCTTCGGGTGAGTCCGGGCGAGCCGCTGGAAGCGCGTTTCGCCCTTTTCAAGGTGAGCGCCAAAAGCGCAGAACATACAGCCTGTCCGGGAGCAGCCGGTCGTTTTGAGTTTAAGAGTGGTTACGTCAGAGAAGCGCTCCTGTTCCGGCTCGTCACAGTCATAGACTACGTCGCCGTAAACGGAACATATCTCTATGTAGCGCGATTTGATGTAGAGGAGCACGTCCTGCTCTGTCCAGAAACTCATGGGGTTTGATACGGGATTACCATTGTCAAAAGCGTTGCAACCATGCTGTAACCACTTTTGAGTTCGCAAAGCGCTTTCGCTCGCCATCTGTGCAGTGATTGCAACCTTGCCGCTCTCTTTGGAATATCTGTGTGCAGGCTCTTTTTTCATAATGTCACAGCAACGCTTGCTACACATAAAATCCATGTCCAGCAAAGGTTTGTACTTCGCAGCAGAAAAACGCCCTCTTGATTCCTCGAATCGCGTCTTGGCGTACACGCCATCAGGACACCTTTTAGCCACGCCAACTATGTCGCTGATTTCCTTGCTGATAACAGGGTATCCTTTTTCCGTAAGCACCTGCTTAAATGTCTTTTTGGGGTGCACTACCTTGACATTCGGGAACGACATTGCAAACTTCTGTATCTCCGGATATTCCAGCCCGGTATTCACGAACACAGCTTCGATTTCCGGGTACATTTCCCGGGCGATATGTAACAGCACCGTGCTGTCCTTGCCACCGGAAAAGGAGATATAAACCCCATTAACACCGTAGTGCCGCACCCATTCACGAATGCGCTGCTGCGTGCGGGCTATCTTCAAGTCAAGCGGGAGCGCCTGCAACTGCTTTAACTCCTCTTTAGTCGGCATTGCTGTCACCGATTTCATCAGGAAAAAGCTGCCGCTGTATCTGCTCCGCGATAACTCTCATATCCGGGTGAGCGGCCGGGCTTGTCCGCAGCTTAAGGAAATCCCGCCAGCGTTCAAGCGTCATGGTCATGTAGAGCCTTGTTGCAAGGCAGGTCGGGAGAACACACCGCGCCGTCTGAGGGCTTATACCAACTTCCAACGCGTCATTGTAGGCTTCGTTAACATCGCCCAGTGTGTCTAGCAAACTCTCAGCGGATACACTTCCATCACTGGGTTTGATTATCTCAATCTCACCGCTTTTGTTAGCCTTGCAGTACCGCGTTGATTGCTGCGAAAAGCTGGCTGTCCTGTGCCGGACAAGCTCATGCGATATTCCACGGTCGCAGGTAATAAGAAATGTTGCCGTTGTGTGCTGCTCATACGCCCATTTCGGCAGTTGGCTGGGTGGAATAACATTTGCTTTGTACTCTTTGCCACCATGCGGGTCGCGGACGTTATAAATTTTGTAAGTGTTTGCTTGTTTTTTCCACGGCTCGACATCGAACAGCATGGGATAAGCGTTTAACGCTTCGATTACGCACATAGGGATCGAATCATATAGCTTGCTTGTGTAGTCAAACACCGTGTTCCATGCTCTGACATTTCCAGACACAAAATGATGCTTGTGTCTGCAGCCGTCTATCTTGTCAAAACGTAAAAACGCTGGTAAGCGGGTTGCGCGCTCGTAACTGTTAGCTATGCGTTCAACAGCTATACTGGTGCTGTTACTTACTTTAAGCACAATATTTGCGTGTTCGAAAACGCTTGTGTGACCGCTCCTCTTCAGCCTCTCGCAGAATTTCTGCGCTGTGCCGGGGGCTATCTTGTCCTGCGAATCGTAGCAAATACGCCCGCAGAGTTCTATGAGTTCCTCCGGCTTGTCCTCATAGCCTCTGACCAGCTTTGCACTGGGTTCTATTATCTTCATGTGTGTTCCTTTCTCTCAGAATCGCAGAGCTTCATGAGATAATCCTCATACCACTCCGCTTTCTTGATGTCCTCCTCGCCGTTCTTCCTGTCAGCACGGAAACGGTACTTGAACGCATTGCAGCGGCAGAACGCCTTGACGGCTTCAATGCCGAACATCGCCTGCATTACCTCAATACATTCATGCGCGCCCTGATAGTGCGCGGGGTGGTTGACGTTATCCGGCGCAGAACCGGTGGGAACGTCTTTCAGGAAAGCGGTGCTGTAAAGCAGGTTTACGTTTTTATCGCCCATGGTTTCAAATGTAAATGCGACGCAAAGATAGTAGAGACCGGCGCGATATATGTTACAATCGGCGCAGTCAGGCGTTGAACGGCACATCTCGTTAAGCCTGTCCAGCTTATCTTCTGTTGTCACGTCCGCTCACCCTCTTTCTTTTCGGCAGGAACGCGCCCTTGAACGACCACACGGCGATTATCGCCAGGATCATCATCAGGAAGTCGTGACCGTCCATCGTGTAGTCAATGCCGCCAAGTGAAGCAGCTATCGTCCGCGCGAACAAGCCCGCGAACATTGCGATTATGTAGGGTAAAACTTTCATCGTTCCTCCATCTTCTCTATCATAGCGTCCACGGACACCTTTTTGCCGTCAACATCGAGGAAAAGTCCTTCGACATTCAGCAGCTTGCGATAGTCAATTCCATAGGAGCGCAGACCGCGTATAGCGTTTATCAGCGCCACGTCATCGTTTGTGGCCTTAAAGCTCTTGTATGTGTCAGTGAGTTCGGCCTGCCGCGTGTACTCATCGTAGCTTGCCTGTAGTGCGTCCGTGAACCTTTTCAGCCTGTCCATGCCGAAACCGAACTCATTATGGAGCGCTTCCAGCGTGAGTATCTCCCATGTCGTGCGCTTGAGATCCATTTCAGCGGATATCTTCTCGGATATCCGGCGTTTTATCGTCTGTTCAACGTTTATCTTCACGATTCGTCCTCCGGTTCCTCGGCACTGAGCCACGCTTCCTCACAGAGACAGTCATAGCAAAGCTGCTTGCCATTGAAAACTCTGAGTTCATCGCGTTCGAACTCGTTTTCGCATTCATCGCAGAACCAGCGCGGAACGTTTCGATTCGGGCATGCACTGCCCAAGCAGCCTTTTTCCGGCGGGCAGCCTACGCACTCATCAACATGTTTCAGCATTCAGATTACCTCCATACTTGAATATCCCGGAGTTGTGGATAAACTCCACTTCTTCCTTTGTGGGGCTGGTTATAAACCTCCTGCCGTTCCGTATGCAGTCTGAGTAAGGGCACTCGAAGCAGCTGTGCGGCGGCTGGCATATTTCCATGTCAAGCTTCTCGGGGTTCTTTGTTTTGCCGCTCACGCGGTTTGCCAGCGTGCCGGGTCTGATGTTGAGTTCCCGCGCGGCATTAGCAAGCCCGATTTCGCTTATCCGCGCTTTCGCCTGCTCGATGTCGATGTAAAATCTACTTCCCATCGCTTTTTACCTCCACGGAGTGTTCAGAGAAAAGCCACTCCAGCGTTACATTGAAATAGGACGCAATGTGGACAAGCTGTCCCAGCGTCCAGTTGCCGGGCTTGTCATGGCGGGAGCTGAAAGTGTTGCGGGAATTAATACCCGCTATGCGCATGATGTCGTCCCGGGTCTTTCCGCGTGCCGCACACAGCAGGGAAATGTTCGTCATGATGTTCTTCCCGGTTTTGTCCACGTTAGCCCTCATCGGAAGTCTCCTGCAAAGCTATAGTGATAAGCGTGAGAATCTTCGTGACTGCCTGACGGTATGTCATGCTGCTATTCTCCGCCATGAGAGTGCCAAGAGCGCGGATAACCGAGCATGTTTCTGCCATGATGGTTACTGCGTTGCCCCCAATTGAAGTATTTGCTTTGCCGTTGTGCGATTCGACCTTAATCATCGTTTTCTTCCTCCTTGTATGCCGGAATGATTTCCGTGTGCTGGTTTGCGTAGACTATCATCTCGCTTGCGATGTATGAGATCGCAAGCCCTGTACGAGCTGAAATATCTTCCAGGATGTTATACGCCTTTGGCGTTATCCGGATAATGGTGCGCTTGTCGCGGTACTGCGGCTCCCGGACGTTCGGGACGGTGAATGTCAGTGTGTTCATTCGTCCACCGCCTTACTTGAAAAGCCAGTCGAGCTGACCGTCGGCTTTCATTTTGTTGAGAATGTCGCAGGCTTTCTGGGCTATATCGCTGTCAGAAAACAAAGAACTTGCATAAGGTCTACCATGTAACTCATCAACTCCCACGTAGTCAAAGTTGCCTTCGTTAACGGTAATTACCCATAAGCCGTCAGACAGTCCATCTACAGGGCGCCTTCTCACTACATCGCGTATCCGCTCAACCAGCATGAGAAACTTTATTTTCTTCCCGACCTCAATTGCGCGTTTGCTGGTTTCCCAACAGTTTTCGCGGTTTATATGCTCCGGATCTATACAGCGTTCGGCACTAGCGTATGCACTAGTCTCATCGAAGCCAGCCTTGTAATACCGCTCGTCGGCTGTAGGTGCCCAGAACCCCGGGTCATACGGCTTCTTCTCCTCCGGCTCGTCCGCCGGAATGCTCTCGAAAAGCTTCACCAGCCCCTCGGACATCACGCCGATTGAATCGGCAACTTCCTTGTCTTTCAGCAGTTCGATTATCTGCTGCTTCTTTTCATTGGTCATAAAATCCTCCTGTTTTGTCGTGTGTTCAGGCTCAGATGTTAAGCACCAGCCGTATGCGCTCTCTGATTTCCTCTGTCATAGCGCGCGAGCCGGAAAATATCATCGACAGGTACGACCGGGAGATGTTGAGTTTCTCCGCGAGTTCCCGGTCGTTCATGCCGACAGTCACCATGCGTTTGCGAGCCTTGATAACAAACGCCTTTTCCTTTGCTGTGATAATCACACCTCCCTTGATTTCACCTCCCGGTTGTGCTATAATGGCATTGAAAGGAGGTGATAGAATGGACTTCCCGAAATTCGAGGACTTTTCTGCTACGCTCAATAACGGCGCATACAAAGAAATCACAGAAGCAATCAACGATTCAAAGATAGCGATAAAGGGTTCCGGCGCTGCGGACATCGTGAAATCTGCCGCAAACGCCGCAACAACAGCAAGCATAATCGCTACTCTGGAACTTTTGCGCCGTTACCATGAGTGGCTGTCTGAACAGCTTGGCAAATAGCACTGCCGTCAACCTCTACAGTTGATTTGATTTCATTTTCCTGCCGATTTTTCAGTTCGCTGATAAAGTCGGCTATTTCCTTTGGACTTCCCTTAATGATGATTTCCGTTTTGTCCACCTCCTATCTGTTTCGTGCTCTGTGATTGAAAATCTCTGATACCCCATATTGCATTTTGCTCCTAGACGTGCTATAATGGCATTGAAAGGAGGTGATGAAAATGTGGGAAATCATTTCCGGAGTGCTTGGAATAATAGGTTTCATATTCTCAGTTGTGAATTTTGTGTACTTTTTCGCAACAAAGAAGAAAAAGCTTGTTATATGCTTTGAACGATACGGAATAAAGCCACATCTAGGCAACAATGTGATAGCTTTAGTGCAATATCGTCTAGACAATCTTTCTCAGGAACCTATCACCATTACACAAGTCAGATTAATTATTAACGATAACAAGTACAACTGCTTCCATATCCCTTACCCTGCTATTCAATCAAAGATAACAAGGGGCGAAACTGTAAGGTTTGACTATACCTGCTCAACCGATGTAATGCCAATCAATCTGGGCTCCCGTGTTTCTCAGGGAGGTTATCTTGGCTTTCAAGTTCCCGAAGATACTTTATCAGAGAACGAAACACGTCTGACTTTTGAAATTTGCACCAATCGGGGAAAGCCATTTCAAAAGACATTCGTACTGAATGAGGATAGTTTATGTCGGTAAATTCCTCAACTAGATAATTGCCTGCTCCGCTTTTCTCAGCGGGGCACTTTTTTGTGTCCAATTTAATCACCTCCTGCTAGGGAATCAAACTCAGAGTACATGCGCCGGAATCAAGAAATTCCCAATACCTCTTTAATTGTTTCAACGATGTTGCCAGACTTGGTCTGCCCTGTCAGCACTTTATATAAGACAGAGCTGTCAACAAACATTGACGGATTTTTCCTTTTCACTTCGTCTATAAGCCAGTTTTGATTTTTATTGCGCTTTAAAAGCTCCATTTTAACAACGAAGCCGAATTCCGAAATAGGCTTTTTTCGTTCAGAAGCCAAAATTTCACCTCCTTTTCACTTGACAATTACAGATTTATGTAGTATAATGCATTTGTCGGGAATGATTATTTCAGAAATCTGTCATCTTGCTGACAACTAGATTATATTACAGATTTCTGAAATTGTCAATAGGAAATTACAGAGTTCTGATATCTTTGGAATTTCTTACAATTTGGAGGAGTGTAATATGAGCAACCTATACAAAAACATCGAGTGCTTATGTGCTCAAAACAATTTGAACATCACGCAACTGTGCAGAGAGATTAATGTTTCAAGAAGCACGCTGTCCGAACTGTCCGCTGGCAGGACGAAAGACTTGTCATCAGAAGTAAAGAGAAAAATAGCCCAGTATTTCTTAGTTAATATAGAATTTCTAGACCAAGAGAATTACGATATCCCATGCCCGGAATGTGGATTTCAGTACTCGCCAAGTATTACTGGCGACCGAAAGAAACACCAAGACAGGCATATAAAGTGGGAAAAAGCCGTCGAGAAGTACGGATTTTGTTGGAACGGCATATACCGAGCAAACTGTAAAAGTAAAGTTTATGATCTACTATCAGACAAAGAGATTAGTTTGGAGAAGAAAATAACGTATTATACGGCGTTGCTAAAAGGATATTTTTCCAGAGCAATAGAAGCGGTTGATTATGACCTCAATCGCTCCTTTGAAGAATATGCATCGGCGTTTATAAAGCAGGAAAATAACTGTTTCCCGCAAAAAGGCTCTACAGAATACAAAGAATTGTTAAAACTATTCGGAGAAAAATCGGCGAATTTAACCGGAACTTATTACGCTGATAGCAAAGTCATTCCTTGCGCAAAAGAGCCCTTACCATTGAACGGAGCAGGTACTTCTACAGCAGCTAAGCTAAGCGAACGCGAAATTGCTGTAGCTTTAGCCTATCGGAATTGCCCGGCGGCGCAGCCCTCTATTGATTACATTCTCGGTCTGAATCTGGACGAGCACCAAGACATCAGCGTAGCAGCCAAGGGTGGTCACTTCAATGCAGTTGCTGATAAAGCTAAAACAGATAGCGCGGTATCAGAAGCATTCGATGAATTAAACGAACAAATCAAGAAAAAATATTAATTGGCATTAATTACTTTGCAAGTCTTGCCGGATTATGTCGCAAAATAGAAGTGTAAAATCTATTTTGGAGGTAATCTACCATGACGAAGCGCAACATTCTTGCCGAAGCAGACAAATTTCTTGTAAAGGGCGAAGTGACGGAACTGCCGTTAACAATGGATACGCTGAGAAAAATCGCTGTCCGCTCCAACTGGCTGCTGTCTTCTTATCAGCATTCCGAAAAAATACTTGAAGCTACTGGTACAAGCGAAAAAGCGAAGCATTTCCCTGCGTTCACTATACGCTGGGACGGCAAAGTAATAATTCTGTACGATGAAGAACTGCCGTATGATTTGAAAGTGCAGTTCATCTGCCATGAGTTCGGGCATATCGTCCTTAATCACACGTCTGACCGCGCTATAATCGGGGCGAGCCGTGACGCAAGCACAACAGCCATGCAGGAGCGCGAAGCCGATGATTTCGCCACGGAAATGCTTGCCCCAGCATGCGTAATGAATAAACTGGGAATATCCTCGGTGAATGAGCTTCTGAAAACCGGCTTGCTCACGACAGACCAAGCTTTGGAGCACTTTGAAAACGTAAAATCCGGTGCGCCTGTGACAGAAACACAGAAGCTTCTTTGCGACCGCATAAATTTCAATCAGCCCAAACGTCACAACTTTTCGTGGCTTAAATATATTGCTTGCTTTGCGGCAGGCTTTGTAATTTGCATGGCATTGCTTTCAATAAAGAATAACAATTCGCTTCCTGTTGTGCCAGATGATTATAACAGCTCGTCGGAATCTCCGTCAGAAACCCAGGAGCCGGGGGAAAGCACGGTCACGACAACAGCCACATCAAGCAGTACATCGTCAACGACTGTGCCAGTGTCAAGCACCGCTTCTACGTCAGCTTCAACCACACCCGCCCAGGACGACCCACAGTCCGAAGTTGTTTATGTTACACCACACGGCACTAAATACCACAAGCCGGATTGTTACCACGTAGAGGGCAGGGCAGACATTGTGGGAATGACGATATCAGAAGCCGAAGCAAACGGTTACGAACCATGTAAGCATTGCTTTTAAGGAGATAATTATGGCGGACTATAACTTTAAAGAAGAAACCCGCTCTGAAAAGGTCAACGGGCGGGTCAAGCGTTATAAGTGGTACTCAATACAAGTCTATCTGGGGAAGGACACAGACGGAAAGAAAGTGTACAGGCGCTTTTCCGGCAGGGATAAGAACGAACTCCTGCGCCAGATAGCGCAAGCCGAAGCGGAACTGAAAGAGACCAAGGAAAAATCGGAAACCAAAACACTCGGCGAAGCGCTAGAGGAATACATCGTCAGCAGGACGGCGGTTTGCTCTCCGTCTACCATCAGAGGATATCGTTCTGTACAACGGAATGCGCTGTCGGAGCTGCAAAACCGACCGATAGATGAAATATCTCAAATTGAACTGCAAAAGTTCATGAACGAATATGCCAAAACTCATAGCCCTAAAACTTGCAGAAACGTGCACGGCTTACTATCTTCCATTTTACAAAACAACAGACCGGGATTCACCATAAAAACTACTCTGCCGCAAAAGGAACTAAGCGATATCTATGTTCCAGATGAAAAAGAGATAAGTCAGATAGCCGAACTGATACACGGCAATCCGTTGGAGATTCCTTTTCTTCTTGCGACACAATGTGGTTTGCGTGAGAGCGAAATCACAGCCCTGAATATCAGCAATGTTCACGATGACTATATTATGGTCACAGAAGCTTATGTGCTTGATGAAAACGGCGTATATCAGAAGAAAGCGCCGAAAAGCTATGCGGGATATCGCAAAATCCCTATTAGTAAGGCGTTTGCAAATATACTTTGTAAAGCCGCTGATGAAGATGGCAGGGTAGTAGCCATGAGAAGTATAAACATCTGTAACAACTGGATACGGTTCCGTGACAAAAACGGATTTGATGAAAATATGAATTTCCATGCGTTGCGCCACCACTATGCCAGCAAGTGTCTGCTTATCGGAATGCCGCAAAAGTACATTGCAGAGATAATGGGACATTCGAGTACGCGAATGATTGAACAGGTTTATCAGCACGTTTTTGGCTCTGCGATGGAAGAATATGCAAATAAAATTCGCAACAAAATGGACGATTTCTGCAAAAACTACAGTAAGCCAGACAACACAATAGACAACACATAGCCCATTAACGCGATAGCAAAGCCATTGAATATGGGTTCGACTCCCATTATCCGCTCCAAAGACTTAATCCCCGCCAAATGGCTTGATTAGCTTTTTGACGGGGATTTTTGCTATCCGGAATCGCGACGCGCAACGAATGTATTTTACCACATTTTTGCGTATTTTTTCGCAAGTATGGGTGTCAACATGGGTGTCAAGTTTGGCGTTAAAACTGTTTTTATCGTGACAAGTAGGGTAAATGCAACTGCCAAAAAATTCAAGCTCTGTTTTATGCAAAATAACGAATTCCCCGGAGCCAACGCCCCGGGGATAATCATTATTCGATTTTCACAGAGCAGCCCAGCGCCTGGAGTGCCTGGCGGTAACGCTCTACTTTGCTCTGGGCGACTGAGATCTCGGCAGTGATCCTGACCTGCTTCTCCGGCGCGACCTGCCCCCGGAACCAGTCCATATTCTTGCCGAACCTGGCGAGCCAGTGCTCCGGGTCGCCGTGGTTGGAAGCGTAACCACGGGCGCAGGCTTCCTTGTGGCTGATGATGTTTTCCGGCTTGATAGTCGGATAATTCTTCATGAGCCGCTTGCAGAGGTCAGCTGCAAGCCCGAAGGCATCCTCGAAGTAGGCGCGGTCGTTCAGCGCGTCCTCCGCGATCTCAATCTGTATGTATGCCGGGGCGTAGTTGTAGCTGCCTTTTGAGCCAGAGCCGCAGCCCCAGCAGCAGACGTTCCAGGGAAGCAGCTTAGCCGCTTTCACTTCGCCGTTCTTGTCCTTGCCTATGACCGCGTGCGGGCAGACATTGCTGTCCGGGCGGTCGAAGTAGTTCCTGTAGGGATTCTCCCCGCAGATCTCCGGCGCGTTGACGTAGCGCTTAAGGTTCGGATTGTTTGCGCCGGTGGAGTGGATTATGATACCTGCCGGGCTGCCTGTCGGCATGGTTCGCGCAGCCTTGTAGCAGAGATTATTCTTTGCATACGCTTCAAATGTTATCGCCATCGTCGCTGTCCTCCTTGTGCGCGCCATCAGCCAGCCCCTCGCCGATGACATACCCCACGACTGCCGCGCCGCTGAGTATGCAGCCGGAAACGGTTTCCGCTGTCTCAGAGCTCCCCCCGAACGCTACGATAAG